ACCCTGGCTAGCAAGTCTTCACGTGTGACGATTCTGTCTTGTGAATTTTTGATAGACGGAATCAGACTTCTTAGATCGTTAACTGTTGGTGAATCCTCACCGCCGGAGGCATTTGAAGAATTTGACACAGATAGTGATGCTCTCACCCTTTCTGCAATGATTGCAGTTGGATTTTCTGGGAAACTTGCTATGAGTGATGATACCACAGATACTGACCCTGCTCGTACATTATGCGATAGTCCACCACCGTATCGATATGTCACCGTAATGTTTGTGTTATTTGCAATGACACCAAGTGTTTTGGTTTGAAGTAGCTGTTGTGGGTTAACAGATATTCTTGAAAATGTTTTTGTATGAGGAAAAGAAATGGCAAATTCAGAAGGATCGGGTATTACGTCATCCTCTAACGTGTCAGCTGACCCACCTCCAAATGTTAGTGTTGTTTTTCTGCTTCCAAGTTCAGTATTTGCAATGAATCGATATGGAGCAGGAATTACCCTCAAGGTATCTTTGACAAGATCACTATCACCAGCAGTGTTTAAAACATTTTTATAAACAACGTCATGAGTTAATGACTTCACTTGATGATACGTATTTCCAAATCCGTCGACTACATTGATGATGTCAGTAACGTTTGCATTTGATAACGTGAATTCCCTGAATGGGATGAAACTGCTGCCAACGGAAAATAGTTCAGTTGTTTCGTTTCCGGAGATGCAGGTACCGCGTGCAGTCAATATAAATGACCTTGCTGTTCCATCAGAATTTCTATTACCGATTTTTATGGTCGCATAATAACTGCCATCACTTCTTTTTTTTGCAAAATCTACGTCATCCATCAGGTTAAACTTAGTTCCCGTGTCTGATTCAAACACACTTCCCATTTCAATAATTGGAAATGCCTCTGAATTTGGAACCACCTGACCTCCGACTTTTATGGCAGGCACCTCTATGTAAAGATTGACCGCGACCAGCGCTGGTGCGGCCCCAACTATGGGAACACCGGCGTCTCTGAGGTGTCTTTGTATGTTTGACGTCTCAACCGCAACGTCGGGTATTGTTTCACCATACTGGTGGTCTAGATAGAACGACATGTTGTCACCTACGTAGGCCGCCATGTCCAAAAACAATCCACCCAACGAGGATTCAGAAAAATCTCTCAGGCGATCAGGATAGTAGTTCCTTGCATATTCAAGTATTTGACTACGCAAAGAGTCAAAGTCCTTTGCAAGGTACTTTCTTTGCCTGATATTTTTTAATTCATCTGTTTTAAGAGACATATTTCACCATCTGTAAGTATGTAATGAATTACATGGCATTTAGGTTTATTTGCAACATCTTGTTTTTTACACCAAGAGAAGGCACGTTATACGTGATTTTGATGTAAATCCTTGCAAGTGACCGATTGTCGATCTTTGTAGAGTCAGAAAGATAGTTTTCCAATGAAACAAATGGCATCCACTTTTTCACCGCCGAATTTATCCTATCTATCGCAGCGGTGTCAAAGTCGTCCTGTGAAACAAGTTCAGAAAGAAGTGGTTTTAGGTTTGCTCCAAATTCATAGATTCCCAACCTCTCACCCCAGTTTGTTAATATCAAATTTCTCAAGTTATCGTGAACAACGTCTGACAGTTTGTCATATGTCACAAATATTTCACCGTCATTTTCATTGATCTGTAACGGTGTTTTAATACCAATCGGTACCGGACTTGATTCTATCCTTTCTACGACTTTTTGCTCAAAAGTCTTTCCGGTGCTTTTAAAACTATATGATCCCATGACATTTATATATGGGGAATCTCAAATATCAAGATACCTTTACTTTTAAAGACCCTCTTTGAATAAAACCATGTGGAGGAATCATGGGAACAGTAAGACCTGCTAAACTGACAGGTTGACCTGCCTGGCTTAGGGCGACCATATTGGCATATATTATACTCATGAACTTTATGACATCGTCTGAAAGGTAGATTGGATCGCCTTCTCTTGCACAAGGAAAAGGTGAATCATCGCCGATAATGATCGGACCATCAGAGTCTATAATAAAATCAGTGACTGACGCCAACCTCCCGGTTTTTTGTGAAGTCACAGTTAAAAATTCATTAGAATTTATTTCTACATTTGCACCTGAATTAATCGTTGTGTTTCCCGCAGAATTAATTGTCACATTTCCGCCACTATCAATCGTGATTGATGAATTTTTTGCTTTTATAGTGACGTGACCCGTGGATTTTGCCATTACCGTTGTCACAACAGATCCAGCGTCATCTTTGACCAAAATTTGTGCGTCTTTTCTTCCTATCACTCTGATTTTATCAGACTTCATTAAAACAACTGCATCTCCATTTGGATCGTCAGACACAGAAAATTGCTTGTTTATGTCAGAAATTTGAAGGTTTCCATCAACCTTGGTTCTCTGTGAGATCAACAGCCGACTCTTGTCATTTATCCAGTCTGGATCTCCTTCGTCCTTGACTACTTCACGTTCACTTTTTCCAATCTCTTTCTTAAAATTAGATCCGTCTATCAACTTTGAATCGACAACTTTTCCTAACGTCCTTTCAGTCTGTCCTCTTCCTGCGACCATATCGATCGAACCTGCACTTTCTGCAAAGTCATTCGTGGTTTTTTGTGGCACCTTACCTCTGCCATCATCTGTTTCTGTCGTTGTTCCTATTGGTCCCAATCTATCTGTTCCCAGGACTATCAAGGTATTATTGCTTCCTTCTATTGCAATATCACCGGGTCTTTTTTTAAATCTTGGAACTGGTTCATATGTCATCAATTTTGATGCATCACTATTTTTCAATAAATTTTCGTAGAAAAACTCATCATCGGAGTCAACAACTGAAGTGTCTATTGATGTTTTTGTCCCTTGATCGGTTTTTCTGGCTTGACCTACGCGGTATTCGTAGACCGCCTTATCTCTTTCGTTTGCAATGTCTTTTGTAGCGGGAAAGAAGCTTTGTTCGTATGCTCGTGGAGGATGTGTGTGATTGACGTCATCAACATGCTTGATCTCTGTGATCTTGGAAACCCAATATCCAATTTCTTGATCTTGAAAAGTTTCAAACATTACCCACACATGCTCGCCCGGCTTGCAAGGCAATGCAATATGAGACGATAAAAATGGAAAAAGAAACATCGGATTTTCTACAGACGTTGCATTTATGTCATAAATTCTTTTTCCGATGATTGTATTTCTGGGCAGGACACGAGCAAGCTCAAGATTTGATACGTTAATTGACGCCCAATACGCCTTTTTCTTTTCATAGGCTTCATCATTACCATTGAAAAACATCTCTGCGTCAGGAATCACGTCAATCACAACAAATCTATGAAAAATTACGTTGTTTCCTGGTACTTCAACCTGTTGGTCGGTGAAATTCCGACCCATTGCAATTGTTTTTGCAAATTCTGAATTGTTGTATTTACCGAGAAACTTGCTCATAGCAACCTCTTATCTCTTGTTAATTTTGTCAAAAATGTCATCGACGTCAAGTTCTTCATTTTTTTTGTCGGCTTTGTCGATCAACTCCGCAAGTTTGATCAATTGATCATTTGCCTTACTCATTCTTTCAATGTACGTTGCCATTGTTTTTCCATGTACCGCGTGCTCTGAGCTTTTATCCTGAGATATCTTCACTAGTCTTGCAAACATTGCGTATGAATTTTGTCTGTCAGAAATTGCATTTTCGTATATTTCTGTCCACAATTGACGCTTCTTGTCGTTTAACGTCTCTATCTGTTTTAATAGACCACTAAAATCTTTGATTCTTTCTTCGACAGATTTATTGGAAATGCCAACGGTATCATCTTGACTTTCAGACATTATTCACTCCCAATTATGTCAAATTCTGTTCCTACTTTGATTTTTTTATAATGTTTTTTGATAGTTTGCATTGTTGTTGTCAACAATTTGGGACTCAAACCAGACAGTTCTCTCATATACAGTAATATTGCTCGCTTATTTAAAAGATCAATATCGTCTATGTTTTCAAAGATGGTTATGATTGAATTAATACACGAAAGCTCGTTTTCAGTTTTGATTTTTGATCTTATGTCGTGCAAAGTGTTAAGTATGTCATTTGATGCGTATCTAGACTCAAACAAAGAATCAACACCTGGAATTATGGATTGTTCTTCAATTGACTTTAGTTCCAACGATGTTAATGAGTCCGGATCATCCAACGAGATTGAGCGCTTCACCTTTTGAAGTTTTTGTTTCGTCTTAGAAATGAGCCAATTTTTTGCAACAACGTTGAAATAAGAGAATGCGTTTGTCCCGCGAGATCCATCAAATTTGTGTATTGTCTCAAAAAGGAAGTTGACACAGTCGCTTTTGAGGTCATCATAAGAATCGTGCATGCTAGAGAACTTGTGTATGTTGATCAAATTTTCTGCGAGTTTTTCAAACGCAGGCATTATCTCTTCCATGTAAAGTTTGTTTCTTTCTTTCTTTTCGTTTGTGAGCTGGTATGCTGTTATTGCAGCTTGTGTATTTTGGTTGAAATACATTTTTGTTAATTTTGCTGCTTTTTTTGCCTCTTCACTCAGGCGTTTCATTTCCTCTTGATATGCGGGCCCTGCTTTTGACTGCGTTTCATCTGAAGATTGTCGCCTCTTTAATTTTTTCCGTAATCCCATCACTTCATTTCCTTCCCTATTTCATCTTGAAGCGGTTCAACCAACAGATTTGCAACCAACAAAACTGCATCACGTGACAATTGAATGTCGTCTAAAAGTTCTCTCACCACAGGTTCATCGCTTAATACTTCCAGTTTTGCCCTAATTGATGCACGATTGTAACACGCGTCAAGAACGTCAAGAGATTCTTCGATTTTATCAACAACATTTTCAAATCTCTCAGAAAATTCGAGGTTCTTTCTCACGCTTAACACGAGGAGAAATAACAAAATCGCGCAAAAAATAGACAAAAATATGATCAAATCACTTCTCCCAAAATGGCATCGTACATACTACAAATAGACCCAAAGTTGTGTGTTGTACTTAGTTTCTCAGACAGGCTCATTGCCCACTGCTTGGGAATTGTGGGTGATTGTCTGAATTTCAACACTTTTTTCTTGAAGTCATCTTCATTTGGGAACGCCCACTGCATTCCGGGCAAAAATATCTTGTTGTCTATTCTAGAAGAATGCACATTTTCCATTTTGTAGTCAACGGAAATAAAGCGTCCTTGGTTCAAGAAGTCAAGATGTCCTGACCAGTTGGTTGCAATGACCGGAAGACCAGCAACAGACGCTTCCAAAAGCGGTAGTCCGTATCCTTCTCCTCGAGTCGCTGACACAAGAGCGTGGATCTTTGGGTGTTTATATAACGAGATCACTTCGTCATCATTCATGTCCCCGTGAACCAAATAAACCTTTGGATATGGACCCTTTCTGACCTCTGACAACATTGTGTTAAAAATACTTAACACAGATTGTCTGTCAATCTTTGTATTCCGACTCGTGTTTGTCTTTACAAAGATTCCTACGTCTTTATCGTCCTTAAACGTTTCACATAGCCACTTGATTGAAAAAAACGTGTTCTTTCTATCGTTGTAAGGATTGTTTCCGGTCAATTGTCCAAAGACTAAAAAATTAAAGCCTGTTGGTACATCAAACAAATTATTGTCAACGTTCTCGTGATGATCCAGCCTTTCAAGATATGACTCTGGAACGACATGTATCTGCTTATTTGTTTTGCCCGTGGACTCAAAACATTTCTTTACATGTGTCGACGGTACAATGACAGTATCCATCTTGTTTATGTCGTTCAGCCATGCCGGATTGCACCTATCTGTCTCTACGCCTGCAGTGAGACCTACGTTATGTCGGGCGATTTGAGTGTCCCATTCGTTTGGAAGTTGCAGCTGAACAGAAACATCGGCTGTACCCCTTAGATCGGTGGTCCTTTCCATCACCTTTCCAATAAATCCATTGTCATGGTCAGGATTTATAAACCACGGAGTATCACCCCACGGCAATAACTGAAATTTCACGTCAATGTTGGGTTTTGATAAAAGCCACTTTGCCAACTGACGACAGTGAACACCATAACCAGACTGCGTCAACACGGGGCCACGTAAGATCACACTTTTCTTCATCATATCTCGGTTATCTCCCAACGCTTGTATGTCTGCTTCCACGTATCGATGCAGTTGGTCAAGGTTTCATCCCACCTTTTGATCATGTCGTTCATACCGTAATTTTTACGTGCGTGCTCCATTGCCTTCAGCCCGAGTTGCTCTCTATCTTCAGGACCTAATTCGTACATCTTCATGAAAGCATTTGCGACTGATTTGTGAGACACAAAGTCTTCATAAATGTATGGAACACTTTGGCTACCGGCTAAAGACCTCACTTCCGGCTCAAGGGCTACTCCGTATTCAAATCCGGTTTCGTGATCTTCCACCTGTCGCGTCAAACCACCTGTTTTAATTGCAATCACGGGAGTTCCACACATCTTTGCCTCAAGAACCCCAAGTCCAAATCCTTCGTTGCACGACCTATTGACAAGCACGTCAGATATGTTGTAAAGAGATGACATTTCCTCAAACTCTATCCTTTCTTTCGAGAAGAGGACGTGTTTCTGTAGACCAAACAAGTTGACAACCTCGTGAAGATTTGGACCTTCATTATCAAAAGGTTCTGTATGCATGATCATGGTGGCATTCCTATGCCCATGTTTTGCCTCAAGTTCATCTAGGAAAATCTTCCACGAATTTATAATGTCACTCGCAAGTTTTCTTCTTGCATTTCTGCTCACGTACAGGCCGATGAAGTGATCCTTCTTTTCCTTCCCGAGGAGTTTGATTTTGAATTTTTCTTTTTCATCCCTGGGAAGAGGCTTGAATATCCATTCAGGAACTGAATGAGGTATGTAGTTGGTCTTGTCTGGAAATCTTTTGTGAACCATTTCATACGTCGGCCAGTTGATACAATTGATCAGATCTGTACTTTCGTATAATACCCTGTTGAACTCCGGCCACGGAGGATTGTCCCAGAGGTGATTGTAAGTTATCGGGCAGATTTGGTGGATCTCATCTTCCATCTGCCACACCCAAATAAAGAAACGTGGATCGGTGAACAATAACATTGCATCAGGTTTGATCTGTGCAAGCGCTTGCCTCAGCAGATTTCTGTCTCCGAAAGCATTTGTGGGCTTAATGATAAAATCGGGATTTACAACTTGTTCATCGTAGTTTGAATGCTTTATTGCACCACCAAAAACATAGAACTTGTACTTGCCCGTAGAAATCAATCCGTTGATCAGCCATCTAGCCTGAGTTCCCACACCGCTAGCCGCCAAAGGATGATCACAAAGCATTAAAATTGTTTTCTTTTTTTCCATAAAAACCTATTTAGCAAAATTATACGCAATGCTGTGTATTTTTATACTGACAATATGTGCAAGAGTCCCTGTTTTTTAGGGCAATTCCCTTTCTAACGGAAGAGATCATGCTATTAAGGGCCTTTAATGCACGTCCAGACGTTACGTCTCCAACGGAGACTTTGACCAATTCACAATGCGAGCCTCTCTTTGCGGATCTTTTAAGCAAGACAAATCCACACCTTACGTGTCGTGGGTCTATGTTTGTCTTGCCTGACCAAAAGTTTTTATAGAATATGAGTTGTTGCTGGATTTTATGATCAGACTTTTTATCAGCCGTCCAACCCCACGCTGTGGTCTTCCAGTCTAATAACCAATATTGGTCTTCCCCTCTTTTCCCCTTTGTCTTGATGATTCCATCAATAAATCCCTTGAATGCGTGATTCGGATGTTTTTCAATCGCCTCGTACAGGGCATGCTCTGCATCTACTGTTTCCCACGAAGGAAAATTATCTTCAAGAAATTGTGGAATGTCAGCCAAAATGTCAATTGCCTCTCGCTTAAAAGAGTCAAGTAATTCAGTCTTGTATTCTGCAATTTCTTTGTTTTTTTCAAAAGACTCGATCAACAAATTGACCGCAACATCTGTGTTCATCACACGTGTTTTTAAAAAATCTTCGCATGAAGCGTGTACCGCGGTGCCAAAGTCCAAGATAGGTGAAGGAACAAAAAGGTCAATCTTATCGATGTGCCTCAGTTTGTGACGATAGGAACAGTCTTGCCACTCCTTCAATTCACTGAAACTTACGTGAGGTTTTCCTGTGGGAAGATTTTCAAAAGCGCTCATTGTCAAAATTTAAACAAAAATAAAAAAAAGTTCAATCTAGTTAGATTGAACCTTTAAGTTTAGTTGAAGTTATTCAGCTTCTTTTTGAGACAGCACGCCCTAATTGTCTCTCCCAATCTTTGTCTTTTCTGACCTCCTTGTTCTTTTCCCAAGCGGCCTGCAGAACGACTGGATTTACGTCTAAATTCTTAGAAAGCTTAATTAAAGCGTTGATATCTTTTGGAAAACAATTGTGGACAACAATGTTATTGCACACCCAAAACAAATCATCATTTTTCTCATCAAGGGATGAAAGTTCTAAATTGTGAACTGTTCCGGTGTACGACAATCTTTCAATTTTTTCGATTTTTGCAGTTTTCATAAAATGTTTTTTTCCTTGAGTTCATCATCAAAAACAAGTCTTATCTTCAACTCAGGATTAGACTTTTTTATATTTTCCCATTTTTTTTCATTTAAACTAAAGTGATATTTATTTTTGATATCAATATATTCATCGGAATCAGGAAGGTAAAAATCTGGATAGTATGATTTCTCTGAACCGTTTTCATCCTTATACTTGATTCTTCCTTTGTGGGCTACAAAATTTACTCCTTCATTTTGTAGCCATCTTGCGTATGCAAGTTCCCATGTTCCCTGTAGCTTACAAATGGAGCCGTCAGATTTTTCAAAGTCAAACCATTTACACTTTCCTACTTTGACGCCATCAAACTTTCCTTCAGCCCAAGCCTTTTTTACAAGTTCACGTGTCATGTTTTTAAAATTTTCATCTGACTTGAACCTTTCAGATCTTTTCTTCCCTGCTTTGACTGCAATCTCGGGATTTTTCATCGGATTTTTTTCACCTGAAATATATCCTTTTTCAAGGTGAGTCTTTGAAACCTTTTTTGCCCACTCAGGATGAGTTTCTTTTGTTCGATAAGTTTTTCCAAACGATGGATTTTTTTCTCCGGTTTGGAATAGGCTCACACATTTTGTAGAACAAAATTTTCTTTTTCTTTCTTTGTAAGAAACTGTGAACAAAACTTGGCAGTTTTTACAACTTATGTCAATTTTTTTCATACCCATAGGTATTGGCGGTCATTGCTTTTCATATGGTAAAAAGTTCATCTGTTTCTAAAATTTCAGATGCTTGAATGAGCAAAATTTGATTGTTTCTCTTGATTGGTAGGATATGACACGGTGTACAGGTTACTGACGTTTCAGTACCGTTGACAATGACTGTGAATTTGATCACTTCACCATGATAAGCACGAGCATGAATTTCTTCAACTCGCTTAGTGTTCGTTTCATTTAAAGTGTGATTTGAACTAATGACTGAATCATATGGTTTGATATCTTGAACTAAGACGCTGCCTTTTTCGGTTAGCACGGCGGTGTCACCGACAATACAATGCCCGCCGTACCCACGATCCCCATCGGGACCGGGAACTGACCAATGAGAATTTCCCAATCTTACATCATACTTTGCGTATTCAACGACTTTATCGTAGTCAATGTTTAGACCGTCCTTATCCAAAGCCTCACAAATTTGCGACATCTCGTTCGCAAATGAGACCTTTGTGGCTAAGAAACAATTAGTCACGTACTTCACCATTTCCGCAGTAGTTGAAGACGTTTTGATGAGCGGAACCTTGGGAAATGCTGTTTGAAACACTTGCTTTACCCTGTTGATCCAGGGCCGAGGTCCACCGAGGATTATTCGATTCTGGTTTCTCATGTCATCGAGGGCGTTTGCCTCTGTGAGGAACTCAGGATTGAAGACAACCTTGAGACCGGTTCCTTCAAACTTTTTGTTCCAACTCTCTGTGGAACCGGGTGGTACTGTTGACTTTACTACCGCGATTCGTTCTCCGGGGATATCTGCCAGCTCCTGAAGCACACCACCCACGATGGACAGGTCGGCCTCTCCGTCCTCATACATGGGAGTGGGTAAACACACAAAGTAAACCCCTGAGAAATTATCTTGTGCCTCACAAGAGGCCACAAGATCACCCGTAGATGCTGCATTTCCAAGGCTGCCTTCGGCACACTTTCCCGCCTTGTCATATGTGTGAACCTTGAAACCTCTTTCCGAGAAAACAGTGGTGATTGAACCACCTACGAAACCTTGACCGATCACAGCGATAGAATTTTGAGACATCACGACCACTCCTGATTTGTTAATCAACGTAATTTAAGACATTTAAATGTTCATGTGAATCACGTTAATTCTACCCAGTCCAAAACCGTCGCCGTCTCCGGTCTGATTGGGTTCTTTAGCCAATTGCCGTTCTGATCGATTGGATTGTTGAAACCGATTGGTCTTGCGACTGCCTCAATTGAATTCGGGTAATTCAAATCATGGTCGCCTTCATTTATGTATTCGTAGTACTTCCACCCGGTTTCATCCTTTGCGGGCCAATATGCACCATAACGCTTGTTTCCTCTCACTCTGCCTTGCGTGCCTCTTATATCGGTGTATATTGCAACGGCCTGAGGAACGGCTGAAAGAGTGGCAACGTAATCTTTCATCTTACCCTCTGACATCAACTTCTTGACCTTGAATCGCATTTCATTCTCGGAATCCATTCCGCCTTCGTGATTTACGTTCTTTTCATGCCACGGTGCTATCTGTTCAATGACAGCTCTGCTGTAGATTGCATCTGCTGACGGACAGATCTTGTCGCGTGTCAGGTCGGCAAAAAACCTGTTCTTACCTGAGGCAGGTTGTCTTTCAGGTGAAAATTGCCTGATGTCATGGGATCTATGAGTGACCTGTCGTTGTGCGTCTAACGTGTAAGATCCCACGATGTCAACGTTCATTTCCAAAAATGACATCACGTCTTGCAACCAACCGTTCAAGACAAATTGCATGTCCCCCTGCAACATGCAAATATAGTCCCCAGATGCCATCGAGACTATCTTATTTAATCCGATTGCAAACTCATTGGCGTAATTTCTCGTGCCTTGTCTGATCACCTTTACACCTCTCTCTTCGAGGCTCAGAAGGTAATCTGACGTTCCATGCTCGATAGATGCATTATCGATGACGATCAATTCCTTGTTTTCGTAATCTTTGGTGGTGTCTATCAGCGACTCAAGGCAACTTTTAAGATAATAAAGCCTGTTGCAATTGACGATTCCAAAGGTGATCTTTTTCAATTTGTCCTCACTGAGTCGATTATTTCTGCAACGATTGTCGGGAGTGTCTTTGTGATATTCCAACTAGGATAGTGGGATCGAAACTTGGACATGTCACTTATGTAACATATGTGATCTCCGATACGCGCTTTGTCCGACACATTAAAGTCTAGTTTATGACCCAAGCTACTCAGGATGCCTATTGTTTCGAGTATCGATGCGTTATTCTGCACTCCGCCGCCGATGTTGTAGACTTCGCCCGGGCGTGGGTTTTTCATAAACTCATGGAATGCCGTGCAAACGTCGTATGAATGTATCTGGTCTCTGACCTGCTTTCCTTTGTGTCCATAAATTGTGTATGGGGTGCCTTTTACTGCACACTTTACGATGTACGACAAGAATCCATGTAATTCAACACCTGCATGCTGTGGGCCTGTGAGGCAGCCTCCTCTGAACACGCCTACGGGCATACCAAAGTATCGTGCATACTCCTGTGCCAGAAGATCAGCAGATGTCTTTGACACCCCAAATAGAGAGTGTGTCGTCTGGTCTATTGACATCGATTCGTTGATACCATTGCAATACTTTTCGTCTGCGTAATCGAATCTTGATTCTTTTTCGATCAAGTTCAAACGATTCGGAGTATCACCATACACTTTATTGGTGCTGACGTGTACAAACGGAGATTCCGGAGTTGTTAGCCTAGCTGACTCTAGTACGTTTAGGGTACCCACTGCATTCGTGGCAAAGTCATCATGTGGAATTTTGGCCGCAAGATCGTGTGACGGTTGTGCAGCTGCGTGGACGATGTAGTCCGGCTTATGAATTCCAAATATCTCGAGGATTTTTTTGAAATCCCTGATGTCTGAGTCTTCGTGAGTGTAATGAGGGGTTTTGCACAGCTCACTCGTCACAGATGACGTATCGCCGCCAATACCAAAAAATGTTTTTCTCATGTTGTTGTCTATACCGACAACACGATGTCCTGCCGCAAGAAAGAATCTTGCGACTTCAGATCCAATCAAACCTGATGCGCCTGTGATTAAGATTGTTTTCATATCTTTGGTTTAAATCTTTGTCAGGTACGATGTGATGCTGGCGTTAAACGGCCTTTTTGGATTATTAGAAATAATTTTTTTGCTCCAGATTATTTCTACTTTGTCTACTGAACTCTTTATGTCTTCAAAAGAGGTCGCAGAGATGTACGAGCTCTGAAAACGCTCTTTTTGCAGCAAAGAAATAAATAAATCATACGTTGTTGGTTGGTTCTCTACGTTATACTCCGGGTAGAATTCCTTGATACTCGTGTGCATATCTTCCATGATGAAGATTCCGCCTTTTTTTAGGTTTGGCCACAAAACCTCAAGCGCATTTTGCTGCTGTCTCATTGTGTGACCGCCGTCATCTATGATCACGTCAAATTCTCCCAATTTTTCTGCAAAAGATTTCAAGGATTCTTTGCTATCACAGTCAACAATGTGCATGGTGACGTTGTTTAGATCTGACAAGTTGATCTCATTTATGTCAACGCAATGTATCTCAGCGTTTGGAAAATATTCCCTCCACATCCTGATGCTTGCACCCTTGAAGACCCCGATTTCAAGAATTTTAATGTGAGAGTCTCTTAGGTGAGATAAAATTTTTTCATAATGTGGAAGATAGAAATGTGTGACTTTGTCAGTTTCAAACTTTTTACCAATACTCAGCAGATCATTGTTTGACATAAGCTTTCCTTTAGTTGCCGTAGGATTATAATCCGCACATTTTATGTGTTTCATCCATGTCTAGTAAACACACCCAAAGTTCAGGCAAATACCTCCAGTTATCAGAAGACGGGGACGATGGGTTCTTGTTTTTTCTAAAATCCACTAAAAATCCATGCGTTTTCATGAGATTTTCTTTACTAGGATACGGTAGGTTCTTTACGTGTGAAGCTGTCGTCCACCAAAAATTTCCTGAATAGTTTCTTGCTACTTTATTTTTAACCTTATATGCTTCGGAGAATCTTGTTCCCACCGAATTGTGATGTGCCAACTTTTGCCGGCAAGTTTCGTGACTGTGCACCACACAATTAAGCATCGATTGTGTCCATTCACATTTCTTGTTGATCAGTGAAGGTTTTGAGGCATTTTTAAGGTGCATGTAAAGTATTTGATCGTCATCATTCATTTCACTTGCGTCACTTGCCATTTTTTCCAACGTGGGAAATTCATAAGAATACCTGTCGTTAACGTGATTAACGTGAAAAACTTTTTCGTAAGTAGAAAAATCAGTTTTTAAATCAGTCTTGTTTCCAACTGTTACAACTCGTATTTCTTGCAGGTCTTCTAGCAATTTTGCTTCGACGATTTGCCTGTAAATATTTTGAAAAATTTCGTGTGAAAACTTTCCGCTATCGGAAGAAACGAGGTAGTGCATGTAGCAATAATTCATAAAATAAATAATGCTTGACTCGTCATAGACGACACCTTTGTGTCTATTATGTTTATTGCCCGCTGGATCATGAAATCCATGGTTAGTTCTTGTTGAATTTCTGATACGTTTTTTTCTAATTCTTTCCATCTATCGTCGAGAAGCAGTTCATCAATCTTTCTTTCCATAGAAAGGAAGTCAAGATCGTATCCCATCGATGAATAGTGAATATTTTCTTGGCATGTCCATGGCGTGATTTGCTGTTTTAACGCCAAGACACACTTTTCAAGTACCATATATTCATAAAATTTTCTTGAAGAAAGGCCGATTCCAGGTAGATCTATACAAATCTTGCTTCTACTGATATAGTCATAAAATTCATGTGGTTGCAATATTTGATCAAAAATCTGAACGTTTAGATCTTTTCTTCTGCTTTTTATGTCATTAAGCACTTGATAGCCCCTGTTTGATGCACCGGGCCACCATCTTTTTGGGTCACGATTTTTAGGCCACGCATGTGGCTTTAATTTAGCAAACTTCGATCCTCCAGCAAAAAATACATCAATATCTTTGTCAGATTGTGACAACTTCTTCTTTGTACTTTGAATTGTGCGCGGGTCATTGCTAAAAATTCCTAATGCATGAACGTCTGATTTGAAAGGGTAGAATTGATTGTATTCTGGGTCTGTGTTTACTTGGGATTTCAGTACCAGCACGTCTTGCGGTTTATACGATTCAAGGACGTTGTTGTAGGCAGACCAAATGATTTTGCAATCTGCGGTCGTGCCCCCACTCCCGTCATCGGCGTCTATCAGTACCAGTAACCTTTTTTCGTTTTTTTCGTAAATAAAGGCACCAAAATTTTTTCCTAAATTTTCAGTTGAAAGCCGGTGATCAAGTTTTGAATGGCCTGTCAATATTCTTTTATGCAGCTCTGATTGAAAATTTAAGATGTGATCTCGTGTATTAATTCCAAAGTGAGTGATCATCAAGTTGTCCTGTTTTCAATTCTTCCAATTAACCTTAATTTTCTTAATTCATCAATTTCAGGTGCCTCTATTATTCCTGGTATTTTTTTGTAGTTTGTTGACCTATATTCGACTTTTTGCTCATTAGCAACGGGAACGTAGTAATACGTAGCCAAAGACTTTCTAGATTTATCTTCTGGGCAGTTTAGAGGCTCTGGGTGTCCGTGGTTTGACGTCTGGTCTGTTCGAAAGATAACCATTCTTCCAAACAACGGTGAAATCTTTTTTACGCATTGCGACATCTTTGCGTCCCACATCTCAAGATCACCACCATATGATTCTTTCCAATCAGCATTCAAATATAAGATTACGTTTAATTTTCTAAACGCATTTAACTCTTTATGAATATTGAAGTCTTCATGAATGTCAAGTTTTCCGCCCCGCAAGATTTGGTGTAAGCCACCACCGTTTAATTTGGGATCAGCTATTATCCCATAAATCCCAGAAATTTCTTCTAAAAAATTTATGAAGTCTTTTGACTTCATAAATTCAAAAAAATTATGAAATATTACAGGTAATTTTTCAATTTCATTGAAAGCCAACTTTTTTTCTAGTGGGTTGTCGTACAACCACCACACTTTTTCAGTTGAGCTTGGAAAATTTTCCAACAATTCATGCAAAAATTCTTGTGTAAACAAATCATCTATTACGATGTGATTAAATGGTGTGGATGTTGCAAATATTTTTGCATACTGATTTGATAAATTTTTTAAATTTTTTTTTAGCATAAAGAATTTAAACCTTATATTTTAAAATTAAATCTAATGCAATTGATTTAAATTGTTTATCTAACAGCTCTGCATTCTGTATCACACAGTGACCGCCAATACCATTAGTTGGTGGAGTTAAAACCGGCCTTACAACATTTGTTTTCCCAAGTTTTTTATAACCGTCATTGTAGGTAGAGTTATAAAACGTCATGACATCGCTAAAGTCTGCGTCAAAATGTTCGCAAGCCTTGAGCGCTTCGCCGTGATATGCAATGCATAATCCATAATAGCTTGTGTCAAGTAATTTGGCTAATTCGCTTGTTTCAGCATTTTTACACACACGATTTTTTATTCTTAAAAAATCAAAGTGTTCTGAAACTTTCGTGGCATCTGCATGGACAGGCGAACCGATTAATTTTTCAAAAGTCAACAGTCCTTCATACAGGTGAGGATGCACCCCCCTGCACGGGGAGTGTGCAACAATTGTGTTTGGCAACCTTTCTTTTATTTTTGAAGTTGTGCCTATTGCCACCGTAGAGTGAATAATCACGACCTTTGCGCAAGATTCAATGACATTTTGCACAACAGCTTCTACAAAATCAAAAGATTCATTGTATGGAATTGAGACGTTTAAAACGTCTAATGATATTAGCCCATCATTTCTTTCGATGTCTTTGACAAAGATATTAAATTTTTCATCAGCTAGGTAAAGCTGATGGATGGCTTTTCCAATTTCTCCGTACCCTAAGATGCCAATTCTCATCATAAAACCCCAAAGTTGATGATCATAATAATCTATGATCGTTAGCAATGTTTTTATAAAGTTTAACAATTTCATCTATGTGAAATCGTTTAGCAACCTCGTATGAAGAATCTGATAGGAATTTTCTTTGATCAACGTCATCAATTAAAATATTTAGATTTTCTATCAATTCATCAATATTTTGAATTTTTATGTATGCGTTATAGCCAAACTGATCAAAGCTTTCATAAGGAATACTGATTGTTGGTATTCCATAACTTTGAAAGTTTGATAATTTGGTATTTGGTTTGTATTTTTTTATAGCCTCAATTACGGTACTAGAGTGTGATGACTCATCTAAAAAGATGAGACCGATATCAAGAGACATAAAAATTTCATCGCATTTTTCTCTTGTGCTTGGGGAAACATTGACAAAATCAATGTTTTTTTCTTTACAAAAATTTATAATTTTGTCTGCCTGGCTTAATTGCTCGGGTAGACCTACGTAACCTATTTTAGTTACTTTTTTATTTAAATTTATTTTTTTATAATCAGTGTTTGTAGTGTGATGGGGAATAACAAAAATAGGCTTTTTTATGAATTGCTCTAATTCACTCTTGCATAAATCATTGTTGACAATGAAAAAATCATAAACATCATGACAATAGTTTTTTAGCTGTATGTCTTTGGCTCCTCTAAAAAAAGCGTCGCCGACGGGCATGTCTAAAATGTCATAGCCTATGATTTTATTGTTTTTTTTATTTAGTTCAGCAATACCTGGAATGTGATTTCTAATCATTATTGAAAATTGATTTTTGCCAACCTTGGATTCATGACTGTTAAAAAATTCAGAGTTTTCAATTTTAGATGAAATCTGCTTGCCTCTAATGAGGCCTGATGTTCGATCGCTCAATCCTAAAAAATTGATCATATTTCTGTTTTACTCGCGATGATTACATGTTGGTAAGTTTTACCGCTCCACAACTTGACATACTCTTGCGAACGTAAATTTAGTTTAAATAAAAGTTTTGAAACTTGTTCGACATTTGGTTGATAAATATGACCGAATGGTTCTTGATTAAGCGGTCTAGCATCTACAGGAAATGATAGCATCAATTTTCCAGTTGAAGAAATAATCTTTGATATATCAACCAATATTTGCTCACCTTGCTCTGGCGTTAAATGCTCTAGCACTTCTGCAAACATGATCAAATCAAAAAAATCGCCCTTATACAAGTTTGACAAAGACGTTCTGTCTGCATCAAAGTAACTTGCATTTATTCCAAAAATAGTCTGTAGCTCAAGATAGCATGGGAGTATATCTGCTGAGTAGAAATCAAAATTTGCCTTGTAAAATTCTTTGTAGAGAATGTTGCTATGAATTCCGTGGCATGGCCCAATATCTAAATAAGTTTTTGCATTTTCTTTTTTTGAAAGAAAGTTTTCCCATGACCATTTAGGTCTAATCCCAAATCCTTTAGACCAAGCGGGTTCAATTAATTCTTTTAGAATCCATTGCTTAATGGACTGTTTTTCAAGCAAAGATAGATCATTATAATTTTCAATGAAACTTTTGAACTCTTGCTCTAGTTCTTTAGACATAACATCTGTTCTGTTGTAGCAATAGTTCTCTAATTCTTGGTTTGTGTGTGGGCAAAAAGTTTTGCCCCATTTTTGAAAAAAATCATTATCAAAGTTCTTTGAATTTAATTTTCTGAAAATCTCTTCATGGGGCATATCAAACACTCTTTGGTTTGCAATTTAAATTTTTATTTGTTGATCAATCCAGTCATAGGTAATATTAACACCTTCTATTAAAGGTTGTTTAGGTTTCCAACCTACTTTTAAATAAATTAAGTTGTTATCTGAATTTCTTCCCCTTACGCCCACTGGGCCGTCAATATTTTTAATATTGATATGCTTGCCAGCTATAAAGGCGACCATCTTCACAAGATCATTTATTTTGATCATCTCTTCAGAACCGATGTTGACAGTAGATTGACAATCTGATCTCATCAGCCTGAGAACACCTTCTACACACTCATCGACATAAAGAAAGGATCGCGTCTGTTGTCCATCACCCCACACCTCTATGGTTCCACCATCGTCACATTCAGCGACTTTTCTACAGATGGCAGCTGGTGCTTTTTCTTTTCCGCCCCGCCACGTTCCCTCAGGACCAAATATGTTGTGGAATCTTGCAATTCTCACGTCCAAGCCGTAGTTTCTGGCGTGTGATAGATACAGCCTTTCGCTGAAAAGCTTTTCCCACCCATACTCGCTGTCTGGCGCAGCTGGGTATGCGGATTCTTCTGAACACAGGGGATTTTCTGGATCTGTCTGATTATACGCCGGATAGATGCACGCAGATGATGAATAGAATATTTTGGGCTTTTTAGCAAATTTCACCGCGTTTGAGACAACATTCAAATTGATTGTCGCCGAGTTGTGCATCACATCGGCATCGTGGTCTCCCGTAAAGATATATCCAGCACCGCCCATGTCAGCAGCAAGCTGATAGATCTCATCAAATCCATCGTCCCATGCCTTATTAAGGTGCATCACGGTCATCACTGTACTATGATCGCGCAGGTCACCTATGACAAACTCATCGGCGGCAGTTTGAGAAAATTCAGGATATTTGAGGTCTACTCCCCTTACCCAATATCCTTCATTTTTTAACCTCTTCACAAGGTGGGAACCGATGAAACCGCCTGCACCGCAGACTAATACTTTTTTCATTTATTGCCCCCTGAATTTTGCTTTTAACTGTAGGTGATTTAAACCATCACTTTGTAAGTGTTTAACTTTTTCCCAAGAAACATACTTGGTATTAATATACCAATCTTCAAAATTATAGTCTATACCAGCGTGATGGTGATGAACGTCAGAGCATAAAAGAGTAAATCCGTGGTCAAGAAAGATTTTTCTTGATTCATTTTTTATTTTGCTGCCAAATCTATATTCATCATGTTCATATGTTATAGCCCCAAATTCAATTGAGTTAAATGGCATGTTTTGTAAACATTTCAAGGTTATTGATGCGGGCTCAAGGTCTAATGACAAATAATCATAATATGAATTCTGAAAATCAGAAAGTTGCAGATTAGTGCAATCTTTTATTCCAAAATGACAGTTTCTTTTTCCCTGAAATCTTTTAATGAAATTTTCATCTATATCATAACAGGATCCATTCCAGCCGTATTCAGACTCTAGAAGAAAAGTATTTGAAATATTGGTGGGATCATTACACCCAAGGTCTAAAAAAGTCCCATTTTTTTTATGATCAAAAACTTCAAGAACAAAAATATCTTGATTTGCCTGTGAATAGTTTGTCATTTTACTGTCCTGTGCAGAGTTTCTTTATTTGGCTTTAGCAAAAGATCGTAATATCTTTCGTAAAATATTTTTTGGTTTTTTTCATTAGAGGTTTTCCAAACGCTATGACTTTTTGGATTTTCTCTTGTAGTTCCCCATTGCTTTTCTGAAATAAATTTAACTGAATAAGAGCCGCAAAACCAGCCTTTTTCTTTTGCCCTGTAGCAAATGTCATGATCATCCCAAACAAAAGGTGCATAAACTTCATCAAAAAAATTTAACGATAAAGCCTTATCACGATCAAGTGCAAGCGGTCCCCTGTTTACAGAATCTCTGATTTCGATTCTATCACGAGGGCCCTTAAGACCGTTAGTAATTTCACCATGTTTGATAAGATCGTGTCCTGAGCCTGGTTTTTTTCCGGTCAAGTAGTTATTGTGCGCATTTTTTGCCGTAACTGCAAAAATATCATCATAAACTTGCAAGGGCTTTATTATCCTTGAGTCCCAACCTAATTCGTCAACAACTACGTCATCTTGCACAAGTATAACATATTTTTGGGTTGCTTCTCTTAATCCTGCGTTATTTGCCTTTGTTTCAAAGACGTCGTCTGTAAAAACTACTTTATGAATAATGTCGCAGTTTCCAAGTCGTTTTTCAACCAAATATTGAGAATTGTCAGTACAACCATCTAAGACAATTATTAATTCTGACATATCTTTTGACAAAGATAAAATAGACCCAAGACAACGCTCAACGAGATTTTCTTTATTGTGTATTGTAAGGACTACACTTAACATTAGCGCCAAACCTCAAAATTCTTGCAAGTTTTTTTTATGGTTTCTATTAAGTCTAATTTAACGGCACGATAATCTTCTTCTTTGTCCATGAAAAATCTTTCGTGAAATTCAACATATAAATCGTCTATATAGCTTAATGAATCAGTGTCTATTAAGTCTTTCAATACGGCAAATTCAGCACCCTCAATATCTAGTTTAACAACTACTTTTTCTGAATTTTTTGATATTGACTTTAATAGATCGCTTAGACGTAAACACTCAACATCCTCAACCGCCGCCCAGTTGTGAACAGATTTCCAGGTTTTATCAGTAGGAGGAGGAGCTGAAAGAACCGTAGATGAACAACCGGCCAAATTTGCTCCCTCACAATGAATTTTTATTTTTCCAACATCACACCAGACAGCCTTATTTTCGTGAATTAATTCATATTTTGCTGTCGGTCTGTGATTAAGAGATGACTTAAATACATGAGGATTTGCCTCAAATGAATAAACCATCCAATTATTGTCAAAACGATATTTCTTTTCAAATTCTTTAAGACCTTGAAAAAAATAAGTTCCGCAATCTATGAAATATTTCATTTCAACCTCTCACATTAAACCTAATACCAGGTATTCGTTGTAATTTTGTTAATTTGTGTTTTTCAAACAACACACTTAACACACTTTGATCATATCGATTAAATTTGTATTCTGGATAATTTGCAACATCTGTCATGATGTCATCTACGATACATTCTTTTTCACAGCAAAAATTTAACCATTCATCTATTATTTCTTTTGTTGTCTTAGACGCGACAGCAACCAAAAAGCCTGCCTCAATCATTTGAGCATTTTTATATTTATCGTTATCACAATTCATCTTAATTAGACATTCACGCTTAGTAGATACCAGAATTTTATTCTTGCTTTTGTTTTGATGCCACGCTAAAATAAAAGTATCATTTTTTATAAGATAATCAATGATAAATTTAACTGTATCACTTGTGATGCTATCTGTGCTATCAACATATATGACAATATCGCCATCACTTGCTTGGTTTAATAATTTTTGTAGGAAATAAGGTTTCCAGATGCAAAAACCTGCACCTTTTTTGGATTGCGCAATTTCTTTGTGATTTTGGTAAAAATCGCTGTTAACAAATTCAAGATCAAGATTTAAGTGTTTTTCATCAAAAGAAATATGGCTTAAATCGTCATCTTTTATAATGAAAGAAATTTCATTTTGTATTTTTTGCTGCGAACTCAAGTGCGTTGCATTTGCGCACGTCAGAAACGTTAATTTCATGTTGTGGCCTTTTTCAGATGAGATGCGCGAATTATGCAATCTTTCTTTGCGTCATAGCTGTAACAATGGTGCTCAAACCACTCAGTCGACTCCATGACAGGCACGTCATTCTTGTGGAGAAAGTAGCAGTTTGCGACCTGATCGCTTGTATTGAATACTTTTGAGACAAGGGACGGATTTTCAGGAAACTTATTCACACTTGAGATGTCCACTGATATGAGTTTTTCACAAAACTCAGGTATCTGCCTTGCGACATCATTCCACTTGCTTGACAGTCCCCACGTGCCCGTGTTGTAGATGAAGAATTGATCAGTGCCGAAAGCTCCACGCGCCGCAAGCTTCTCGCCCCAGTAATCACGTCCGTTTGCACACAACCTTTCTTTCTTCCACACGATTGCACCGTCGTGCTTTAATAGGTCATCTATTGGCTTCAGGCACGTGAGGTCGTTGTCAAGCTTAAGCACGCTGTCGTTACTTTTCAATTGATGATCAAATACTTGAATGAGTGGCCAGAAGCAGTACCAGTGCTGCGTCCATTCATCGATGAGTTTTGTTGCATCAACAATCGACAAGTTGCGCCTATCAACCTTATACGATGACAATTTTTCATCCAACAGGTTGACATCGTCAGTCAAGATCTCATATGGTAGGTGAGGATTGTGATGTAGAAAGGTGGCGATAGATGCCGCTGAATATGTAAAAATATAATCCTTGTTCTTGTATGCTGTGTTGGCCCAAGGTCGACCGGTCTGTTGCATCTTTGCGATGTTGTAATCAAATATGAGGCTGAATATCTTCATCTAATCCTGATCCCCCTCACTGCTGGGTTGATGTTGTATGTCAGGAACATGCTTCTCATCACTTCAGGATATTGATCCACGTTCCACTTCCCTTTATTTATCGCAGTGCACACGTAGGGGTACACGATTGAATCGTAGTGAGCGCTTCTGGCGACTTTAGGCTCTCCATTGTATATCATGGTGCCTTTGATCCCGAGCTCACGTGCACCATTGTTCCATTCCTCTGACTCAAGCCACTTTTGAGATTTGACGTGTTCGTACAACTTTCTGAGAGAGTCTTTTTTCCATAACGTGGCCTGCATCGAAAATGCGTCTCGACTTTCCATGTGAACCTCATAGAGGTCGTCCACCACGTGTCTATCAAGTGGCATCTGATATCCACAACGTATCAATCGCACGTAATCATAACTGCTGGTGTTCAGGAAGTCTGCGTACTTCTCTATCTTGTCTGCCAAGATGTCAGAAAAAAGAATAAAGTCCTCCTGTGAATAGATGACGTAATCCTCCTTTACTGATTCAAGACATTTCGTGTACTGCGTCCAGTATGGATCTGAATTGTTATAGGTGATCAGTTCGTGATTGTCGTGAGTCCACAATTTCCTCGACTCTTCGTCAGAGAACGCGTAACTCTTTGCGCCGCAAAGGTGCCTGTCAAGCTGACCGAAGTGCATGGGCCAGACGTCGTTGTACTTTGAAGTTGTGTAAGTGATGACTGCAAACCTTGACATTTTTACCCCAGCTTGTTTGTTATTTCTTGTGCACGTTTGATAGAGGTGTGATGTCCCAAGGCGTGATTAAATCCAGCTACGCCTATTTTTCGAGACAAATATGAGTCCCTTAGCAACAATTGCAACTTTACCTCAAATTCATTCATGTCAGAATATGTGACTGCATGCTCCATGTTGAGGAAAGGATTGGGAACGATTGTTTGGTACTTTTGGTACAAGCAGCACGATTTTGCTCCGACTGCTTCATAGAACCTGTCGCAGTTGTCTCCGCCTCCCCATGCATCAATCACAATCCGAGAGCGTGAGATCATGCTCTTGTATTCCTCCGGATTCAGGGAGTTTCCCACACAGATCTTGTAGTTCGAAGACCGAGAAAGTTCTTGAAGTCTGCGAAAAATCGGTTCTCTTAGGCCTGTTGCTGTTTGACCAAACACACAGAACACATCTATGTCCTTTTCAAAGTCAGGGGTGATGTGCCTGTCCATCATACCAAAAGGTAGGGGTGTGATTCCCTTGTTTAAGTCTTCAGGATATGTCTCTCGTTTAAAGTAAAAATCGACAGCCTGTAACATTGGTTCATTTATCCAGTGAGCGCCTCGCCTCATTCTTGGGCAGACTAGCGAGGCTTTCATCTGATTCTGTTCTGGATAACCCGTGTTTGTCCATTCACTTCCGTCGACATAGACTTTTTTTACGTCATTTATGTCTGCAAATAAGTGATGCTTGGGTGGCTTGTTGTCTCTCACTTTTCCAAAAAAATACACGATTGCATCTGCGTCGTGTAACTCGAGTCTCAAGACTTCATCAGCGCACGACTCTGTGATTCCGTTACCGACGTCCGATGCATACAATTCGCAGTTTAATTTTTTGAAACCTTCGATGACACACTCAGCGGTGTAATCTCGTTTTCTATCTGGGGTGATGAGTATGAGCTTCATTTTTCCATGATTCTAAGGTATGAATTGAAAGAGGAAACTGAATTTAAAGATTCAGCATCTATTTTTGACGTCAGTTTTTTTCTCTGTTCAAACACTTTAAACACTGTGTTCAACACGTCATCAGGAGAGCCAAATTGAATTCCGTAGTTTTTGCACATTTCCACGATTCCACCACCATCTTTGTGATATGCAACCGGTAGCCCACATGCAGCCGCCTCAATGTGATGCATTCCACAGGCCTCCCAACGGGCGGCGGTGACGTACACATCGTGTTTCTTTAACTCATTCCCCAATTCTTTTCCATATAAAGGCGAAATGACCTTTGTGTTTTGTGGTACGTAGTCCTTGTAGTACCGACCGATGTACGTGAACTCAATGTCTTTCCTACCTGATATTACTTTGTCAAGTTCAATATATGAGTCAAATCCCTTGTTGTAATTGTCAGACCAGTGATGAGTCACAACCTTGACAACATTATCTTCTTTTTCAGGCTTACCTAGTGGATTGAAGTGGTACAGATTCGTACCGTTTCTGATTACGTAAGAGTCTTTCCTGAATCCCTTTTCCTGATAGTGTTTTTGCAACCATTCGCTTATGAAGATGGTTTCATCCGCAATCGCAGCATTCGCCCTGATATTGAGATCCACCAAAAAATTGGTGCCTCTTGGAATGTCGCTATCGTTGATTCGATGTACGACTTTTACGTTCTTTCCGCTGCTTTTTAAATGGTGTTTAAATTGCAACAGTTGATTTATGTCACCAAAACCTTCATCATCACGTGGATCGACCATGAATATGATGTCAACGTCTGGGTGATATTCATTTGTCACCTGATGCCCCAACTTTGTCAAATAATCTGCAAAGCCTGTGACAAAATGAACACCGCCGCCCCAAGGAGTACGTCTGAATTTTCTGTTAAAAAATATTTTCATGGTGTTAGTAAATTAATCATTTCGATGTAAGGTTTATAACCTAACGGTAATAACCAGTCTGTTACATGCGGTATTTCAGGTTCCGCCAATCTTAAATCATTGTTTATCGCAGTGTCAGGCAGCACTTGTCTTGAAATTCCTACATCTCTCGAGACAACAGGAACCCTTAATAACCCACACTCAATCAATGCTTGTGGGCCACCCTCACATCGTGCAGATATTGGATACAAGTCTAAACACTGATATAAGTCATTAATAACTTCATGAGAGGGTCTTTCAAAGTAAGAAAAGCTTATTTTTGCATCTTGAAGTCTTTTTATGACATATTGACGTCGCCAACCTGCTAAAACAACGTGAATGTCTCTTGGTACAGAGATAGAGCTTTTGTGCTCAACAAAATCAACAAATAAATCAGGGCCTTTCTCTAGCTTGGGACTGATTAAATCAAATCCTTCGGTATCTCTTTGAAAAGAGCCAATCAAAAACTTATCTGCAGGAAGATCATACTTTAGTCTAAGACTAGACTTTGAACCAGTTTTTTTCCATATGTTTTGATTTGCCCAATAGTGGACAAGTTTGATATTTTTACTTGTTAGACTTTTGACAAATTCAAAAGTTTTTTCGTTGTATACATGGTAAAGGTCTGTGACCTGATCACGTTTTTGAAAATCTTGTCTTTCTTTTTCTGAAAACTTTTCAGGAACTATGTGATGAACCGTTGTGATGACATGTTTTGATCGCAAAAGATCATACGGAAGTTGATTCCAACACCAATCAGCCAATAACCAAATTACGTCTGCCTCAAGCACATTATAAGTGCTAATTTCAGCATTATCTGAATACCACTCTTTGACAAATCTGTCAACAATCCAGTCTTCGCCTGGGGGTAAAATGAAAACTTTCATCAGTAAAAAAACCTTCTTTGAGCCCCACTCTGCCTAATTGCAAACAATAGATTCACGTCCATGTAAGCAGATTTGCACGTGTAGCCGTCTGTATTTGATTTAATCGCATTAATGTTTTGCGTAAAAATCTCTCTCACGGCAACTTGCTGGTCATTTAAATGACCAATTTCATCATCTTTTGCCCATCTGAACTGGCGACCTGAAATAACTGCAGATATTTCTTTTGTACTCATGTATTCACCTACAACATTAACATCAATCTTCTCTGTGTCATGAGAATCGCCCAATCTGTGTATCTCAAATACGTTATCATCATTTGTTATTGTACCTCTTGTACAATAAATCCTCATTGACCGTGGTTTTCTAAACTTAGCTCGATTGTAAATTGAACTAAAGTTATAGACTGCAGTCTGACCTGATGAAAACTTGATGACACCAAAATCCCAACCTTCTGTTTGATTTGAGATCATTCCGTTGTTGTCGGTATACGAGACTGGGTAGTGCGGGACGCTCGAGCCCACAACTTCAACTGGCTGTTTTTCAAACCCAATATATCTTCTGAGTTGAGAGATTCCGTGATACTCAAACGTTCGACAATCATTCATTACTACGGTTGGCTGCCCGAAAAGGCCTGAATTCAGCAAAGTCATCTTAAATTCTTCGCAAGGAAGAAACGGCGTTTGCTCGTTTACAAAAACCTTTACGCCTGCATCAGACGATGCATCATGTATCTCAGAGTCCCACACAGGAGTTTCCATGATGATAGGAATTCCGTACTTGATACAACTCAGCACGACTGATTTTATGGCGGATGAGTTTATCACAACTAAAAGTGCGTCAGGCCGGTTCTCAGAGATCATTAAATCGATGTCAGTGTATCTTTTCCACCCCCATGTCTTAGCAACAAGGTCCCCCTTGTGGTGATCACGGTTCCAGAACCCACAAATCTCAAGATTTGGCATTGTTTTTGTGACAGGCCCATACATTTCGTGGATTCTTTTACCTGCCCCAAGTACACAAATTTTCATTTTAGATCCTTTAATCTTTTTTCGTACAAATCATGAAGCACTTTGTGGTGCTCTTTTGACGCATACTTTCTTAGGTACTGATTTTCAGTTATGAAGTTGTATATCAATCTGATTGATCCCCTTG